ATAGAAAGCCATGCTTTTCAGTTTTACTATGGTAAAGCAGATAATGACAAAGGAAGAGAAAAAAGACTTACTAGAGAATTTGGAGAAAACAGTTTTCAAAGATTAGGTCAAAACGATTACGTTTTAAATTTAGATAATATATCCACAAATAAAAAAAAAGAATATAATCTTCCAGAAAATGGCACTATACGTGTTAATAAAAAAGGTTTTTCTAGATATGATTTAAGTAGATTTGGTGGAGAATATCGTGGTCCTTTACTTGCCACTACTGCTGTTGGGTTAGCAATACCTGGAGTAAATATTGGTGCAGGTATGTTGTTAATGGGCGCAGCAGGAATGGCAGGAAAAGCTTACGATGAACTAGTGTCCGAACAATATATAGAAGATTTACAAGATCAACCTAAAAATGAAATCTATCAAGATATAGCTATGGAAGGAGCTATGATGGCTTTAGGAGAAGGTGTTTTTAGAGGATTATTTGCAGCAGGTAGAAAAGTATTTAAAGGAACAGGTCCAAAACCTAATGAAGCAAGAGTTGATGAATTATTAGAGCAAGGTGCTAGTTTAGGAGAGGCAAGAAAACTTGCAACAGAAGAAGCTAAATTTGAATTTAGAGAGGCAATTAAACAAGGTGCAAGACCAAATATTTCACAAACAACGGGTAAAGCTTTTTTAGGAAGATTACAAGCTATTCAAGAAGCAATTTTACCTAACGCAAAAGCAAGAGCATCTAATAGAAATTATGTTAAAAAAGTTTTTGATCAATTTAGAGCAGGTAAAATGAGTGAAAGACAATTAAAAGAAACTTTAGAGGCTCAAGCTCAAGATATAAATAAAATAATAAAATCTCAAATGAAAGAACCTAAAGAAGCTTTTATAGCAGCTAAATATAGATTAGATGAAGTGGTAGGAAAAGAATTAGATGAAGCTATTGAAATAGTTAAAAAAGGAGCTCCAGACGAAACGCAAGCTAGTTTTATAGAAGGATTATATGAATCAGCTGCAAAACTATGGAAAGCAGATTCAAATGCTTTATATAAATTAGCTCAAGAAGAAATAGGAGATAAGGCTCTTATTAACTCATCTCCTGCTTTACAAGAATTATTAATAAATTTAACAAAAGATAAATTTATTAATGCAACTGATATGAGTTTATCTACAAAACCATTAATGACTATTTTAAGAAAAAAAGTAGGAATAGATTTAGTTAAAAATCAAGATGGAACATCTAAATTTGTTTTAAATTCTGAAAAAGCTCAACCTTTTAAATTACAAGAAATTAATTCTTTAAGAACGGCTCTTAGATCTTTATCTAAAGACCCTAACGTAGCACCTGGAGTTTTAGATAAAGACATAGCTAAAGTAGTAAGTCAGTTAGATGAGATGATGAAAGGCAAAGAAATGGAAGTAAATTTTGCTGTACAAAAAGCAAAAAATGCAGGAGATAAAATAGGAGAAGAGGCTCAATTAAATGGTTTTAATTTGTTAAGAAACGCAAATAAATATTATAAAGATGGAGCAGACAAGTTTTTAAAAGCTAATGTAACTAATACAAGAAACCAGATAAGAGAAGGTTTTGTAGTTGATTTAAAAAAAGCTACAGAAAATTTTGAAACTCAACCTGAATTATTTAAAAAATTTTTAAAAGACATTACACCTGATGAAGTTGAAGTTAGTTTTTTATCTACTACAAATGCTGATGTTTTTGCTAGACTAGGTTCTTTAGCAAAGGCAGGTGACACTAAAGGTTTTAATAAATTAGCTATAGAAAAAAAACTTTTTAATCCTGATCCTAAATTTAAAGGCAAACAATCAGTACAAATTTTTAGTGACATAGATCACAATTTACCTAAAAGCAATCAATACAAAAAAAACTTATTAGATGAACAAGAAGAGTTAATGAACTCTTATTATCAATTAAAAAACTCTAAAGCTAATCGTGATGGTTTTCTTAACAATGTAAAAAATGTAATTGGTAGAAGAAAATTAGTAGACATTGTTCAATTATCAAAAGATGGAACAGAAACATTAGATGTTAATAAATTTGTTAATCAATATTTAAAACTAAAAAATGCAGGTACCAATAAAATATTTTTTGATGATAATACTGTTAAAAAATTAAATGCTATAGCAAATGATGCAGATGTTTTAAAAAAATTAGATATTGAAGGTTTAAAAGATTTAAACAAATTAAAACTAAAAAGCACTAATTCTATGGTGGATGAAGTAACAGACGCTGTTCAAAGAGCTACAGATGATGCTAATGATGCTATGTTTATGGCAATTAAAAATGGTAGAATAAATAACTTAGAAGATATAACAACAGGTTTAATGAAAAATCCTGAATACTATCAACCTTTTGTTAATAGACTTAGAACTCTTAAACCAAAAACAGATCCTGTTACAGGTAAAACAGTAGATGTAGCAGAGGATGCTGTTAGAAAATTAGATGGTTATTTTGATGAAGCTACTCAACAATATAATCCGGGCGTAAAAGATTATGCTATGGAAAAAATAATAAAAACAGGTTTTCCAGAAGGAATTACAGACGAACTTGTAAAATCTGGTGATTTTGCAGGTCCTATGTTAAAGGCAATACAAAATCAAAATAAAAATGGTGGGTTAGATACGATTATAGGTAAGGAACAAGTAAAATTATTAAAAGAAGTTTTAGAGACAACAGTTAAAATGTCTGATGCTAATTTAAAAGGTACCGCTGGATTAGCACCTGCTGCTTTTGTGGCTGCAGCAGGATACAGAGCAGTTAGTGCTCCTTTAAGTTTTATTACAGAAATAGGTAAAATATTTCTTATGGGTAAAGCTTTACGTTCAGAGACAGTTTTAAAATCTATGACTACTGCTAATTTAACATCTAGGCAAATAAGAAGAGCTAAAGAATTAGGTGTTAAAATAGACGATTTACAATCTATTAGAAGTAAAGAAATAGATGAGTTTATGAGACAAAATGTTAGAAAGTATACAACAATGGGAACGGTTGAAAGCGTTGGAGCAGGAGGTGAAGCCGTGGGCAGAGAACTTGTAACACCTGCAACAGAAGCTATACAAAGTGAATTAGAAGAAAATGATATACAAATACCAACTAAAAACCAAGTAGTTAGTCAGGCAAAAAACGCACTTAATCAGGTAGAGCAAAATAAATTACTAGGTATCAACTAATGGAAATGGATCCAATGATGATGTGGAATATAATTATAACCGTGGTTCTTGGGCCATTTGCCTGGGCATTTAGTAAAATGTTTTCAGAAGTAAAAAGACTACAAATTTTACTAAATAGAACAAGAGAAGACTACGCAACAAAATCTGAGCTTAACAATGAAACAAAAGAAATAAAAGAGTTAGTTCTTCGATTAGAAGTAAAGCTTGATAGATTCATTGAAAAGCATAATGGTTGAACCTATATCTGCAGCGCTCGCTGGAATTGCATTAGTTAAAAAAAGTGTAGATTTTATTAAGACAAACATCACAGCCGTACAAGATATTGGTGATGTTATAAGTCATGTTGATAATGCTTTAAATGGTCAACAACAAGTTATAAGAGAGCGTGAAAAAAAAGGAGCCGATCCGTTCGCTGTTGAGAACGTGGCCAAGGAAGTAATTGACGCAAAACTTGCTCAAGAAGCTTTATATGAAATGAAACAATTAATCAATCATCGTTTTGGTCATGGGACATGGGAGTACATTCTCGAAGAACGCAAGAAACGTATTGATGCAAAAAAGAAAGCCATAAAAATAGCAAAAGCTAAAGCCAGACAAAAACAAGAAGAAATGGTAGAAATGATTAGGAATATAGCTTTAGTTGTAGGTGGTTTTATATTTATAGGGTTATGTGCTTTTTTAGGATACATATTGTTTATATCAAAAGGAGTGGCACACTCAGTAGAAGGAGATGAAAAATCCTGTAAACTATATGAGCCTAAATACTACTTAATTTGTTTATCTGAAGGAAGAGGCTACGCTGATACACAGTTATATTTAGATTACAAATTACAAAAAGATAATTGGATAATAGAAAAAGGAGATTAATATGACACCAGAAAATTTAGATAAATGGCGCATTTGGCCAAGACTACTAATAACGCTATATGGATTTGCTTTCTTTAGAGTTACAGAATGGTTTATGAATTTACCAGATCCAACAAACGCTCAATCTGCATTTGTAAGTGTTATTGTAGGAGCAGGAGCGGCTTGGTTTGGTTTATATTGTAACACTGGTAAAAAAGAATAATATATGGTATTAATAGGACATGTCTTATTTAATATCGAATATCCCACATTTTAAAGCGTGGGTACGAAAAGAATTTACACACAACCATATAAAATATCGTGGCGATTATTTACATGCTTTAGTCATAGCAGTTAATACTATTCCTGATCGTTGTTTATCTTTTCAAGTTGTATTTACAGGTATAGATGAAAAAAAGAATGTTTATGGTGGAGCTATGTGGGCAAGAATGCCAATTACTAGTTTAATTGCCGATGAAACTCTTGAAGAATGGCCTAGTAGAATGGACACACATCTTGCACAACCTTGGGATTGCTCTTCACGTAATCACTCTATTATTGTTATGGACAGAGTAAGTTCTAGTCCTTGGATGTGTAAAATAGGTGGTAAGTTTTTTAAAGGTCGTTATTTGTTTACCGTGGATTATACAGATAGTCATATCTCAGACGATCCTGCCCAACATAAGCAGAGTCATGTACTGCAATTAATTGACTCTGGTTCGTGGACTGGTAATATAGTAGCATTACCTAATAACAGAGTTAGGGTAACTAATCCTGCTTTATGGGTTACTGGCGAAGGTGCTCCAGATTTTAGACCAAGCCAATATATTCATACGGCAGAAATACACGATAGTTATACTGACCCTGATATTACATTTGATAACTTATATAATGAGGAGAAATAAATGCCTGGAAATAAAATGAGTAAATATATGGCTAAAGGTGGCAAGTATATGTCTAAAATGGCTAAAGGCGGCAAGTACATGGCTAAAGGTGGAGCTAAAAAAACTACTAAGGTTATGACAGTTGCGCAGATAAGAGCTGCAGCTAAGAAAAAAGGTTATAAATTGGTTAAATCCTAATGGCTGTTAAAAGAAAAACACCTACAAAAAAAAGAAAATCTACAAAAAAAAGTGGATCTAAACCAACTAACGCTGCATTATATGCAAAGGTTAAAGCAGAAGCTAAAAGAAAATTTGATGTTTATCCTTCCGCTTATGCTAATGCTTGGTTAGTACGTACCTACAAAAAACGTGGTGGTGGATACAGGAGCGCATAATGGCTACTAAACCTAAGGGCGGTCTTAAAGCTTGGTTTGGAAAAGGTCCTAAAGGAGATTGGGTAGATATCGGATCTCCAAAGAAAAAAGGCAAGTTTCAGGCTTGTGGTAGAAAGTCAACAAAAACAAGTAAACGCAAATATCCTAAATGCGTACCAAGAGCTACTGCTCAACGTATGACTAAATCTCAAATAACAAGTGCTGTAAAAAGAAAAAGATCCGCAGGTAATGTAGGTAAAAAACCTACAAATGTAAAAACATTTGTTAAGAGAAAAACAAGGAGGAAAAATGCCAGAAAAACTGGATAATATAACAGATTTAATATCATTACACGAGGGCGTAAGGTATCGTGTATATGATGATGCAAACGGTAAAGAAGTAAAAGCAGGTGATACTTTAGTGGGTCATCCTACTATTGGCGTTGGTAGAAATGTAGCGGCAGATGGTATTGGTATTACTAGAGAAGAAATAAATTTTATGTTAATAAACGATATTAATAGAGTAAAAGGTGAAGCAAAAGATTGGATCTTTTTTAACGGTCTTAGTAAAGTCAGACAAGCCGTAATTATAGATATGTTATTTAACATGGGTAGAACAAGATTTAACCCTAGTAAATGGCCTAAGTTCTTTGAAGCTATAGGTAATCACGATTGGGATAATGCCTCAAAAGAAATGTTGGACAGTTCTTGGAGTAAACAAGTAAGAACAAGAGCTGAAAGATTAAGTGGTATGATGAAAAAAGATAAGTGGCCTGCATCTTAAATTAAAGAGTCAAAGTAATATAGTAATTTATCCCCAAATTTCTTATTAACAGTTGTGTTTGTTATTTAAAATACTTTGACTCCAACAACTAAAATAATAGTTTACAATTAAAGATCAAGAACTTTTATTCGCCCCAACTATCGCCCACTTCTACATCAATTTTAGAGGGTATTTTCATTTCTGGAAAACAATTTTCCATATAATTTTTTATCTTCATTGCTTCACTAGATTCGCTAATAGAAAAACAAAGTTCATCATGTACGGTTAACATAGGTAAGTATCCGTTATCATAACATATCTTCATTGCTCTTTTTGTTTGATCAGCACTACTTGCCTGTATAAGACGGTTTAAAGCTTTATAGGTAAAAGCTACTTGATAATTATCTGGATGTTTTTTCTTCCAATCTTTATCTCTATCTTCTAAAGGTGTGTCTAATATATTTTGCCATTCTTCTTCTAACTTATCCATATGTATAGCTTTTTTATATCCACCAAATCCTTTAGGCTCACGCATAGGAAATCTACACTTTCTACCAAAAAGAGTTCTTATCTCTCCTTTGTTTGTAGCCACTCTCATAACAGCAGAAGCCATGTTTTTTATAAAAGGTACTTTTTCATCGTACTCATTTCTAAGTTGTTTAGCTTCATCAAAAGATATATCTCCTAAAATATGTGCTAACTTACCTATACCCATACCATACATAATTCCAAGATTAATTGTCTTAGCTAAACTCCTATCTATGTCTGCTATATCTGCAACCATTTGATGAAAGTCTATATCGTCTTTACTATAACTTGTAACAATCTCTTTTACTTTAGGGTGCTCTTTTGTTTCTGGAGTTAAAGAAGCATAATGCATCAACCACCTTGGCTCTTGGGCACTATAATCTAAACTTGCCCACTTACAACCCTCTTCAGGTAAAAACAGTCCTCGTATCATTTTCTTTATCTCAGGATGTCGTGCAGGCACCTGTTGTAAATTAGGATGACTAGATGAAAACCTGCCAGTAACTGTTCCTCCATCACCAGATCTTAATTGATTAAACTCACAATGTATTCGACCTTTATGTTGATGATTAAGAATAGTTTCTATAAAAGTAGTATTTGCTTTATTGTACTCTCGTATCTCTAATATTTTTTTTGCTACAGGATGTTTATGGTTTTTTAAAAAGTGTTTTGTAAAACTAGGTGCGTTAGATTTTTCTGTTCGTTCATAAGTTAAACTTAGTGCGTCAAATGCTTTTGCTAAACTAGTCGCTGTCCACGGTTCAATGTCCACTCCCGTTTCATCTTTTACTTGCTTTAACAATACATCTTCTTTTCCTTGTAAAAGTTTTTTTGTTTTTTCTGCTTTATCTAAATCAACTCTTACACCTTTTTTTCTCATATTAAATATAATAGGTAATAAAGATAATTCTAAATCTAATATCTTATCGCAATTTTCAAATGATAATTTTCTTCGTAACACAGTCCATAAATCATAAGTTAATCTAGCATCCATTTCTGCATAACTTGCTACTCTAGATGCAGGAAGTTTCCACATATCTTTTTTAGCATCTAAACCATGTTGACTAGCCGCTCTCTTTAGTTCGTCTTCTTTTTTTCTTTCTCCTAAATACGTGTAACCTAAAGCATTTAAACTATATGAAAATCTATTTTCATCTACTAAAGGTGCCGCTATCATTGTATCTAACACTTTGCCCGGAACTGTTATACCTTCTGTAGATAACCAACCTAAATCATATTGCGCATTATGAAACACTACAGACATACCATGTTTAAGTTGATCTTTTAACCAACGTAAAACTATACTCTTAGATAAATTACCTCCCCCTTCATGTGCTATAGGTAAGTAAGCTTTCCAATTAGAAGTAGCTACTGCAATACCTATTAACCTACCATCGTTCCTGGCCCACCCTGGACCTAAAGTAATTAAATTAGGATCGTATGTTTCTGTATCAATGGATATGATTTTTTCTTTTGAAAGATCTGGTAAGTTGCTTGGTGGTACCCAAGTCTTTTCGTCAAATAAATCTTGTTCGTACATTTATACCTCGTTACCCCAAACATTCCATTCTGGAGTTTTTTGTCTTGCGAATAGTTCTATTCTAGGCAAATCTCCACATAACTCAACTATTTTATCTCTAACACAATCTGGTTTTTTAGAGTGTCTTTGTATTGGCTCATAAACAACTTGATGAACTGCTTTAGATATTCTTTTTGGTTTTCCTATAGTAGCTAATAAACAAAGTTCTGCATTTGCTCTAGTCCAATAACCCATACCCCAAAAAGTAGAAAAACTATCTTCAGGAATAAATGTAACTTGTTTTGTATTATAATTTTTATTTGTTTTAATCCAAACAAAAGCACAAGTCTTATATGTAAATCCCCATCGTTTAATTGTTTCTATTCCTTCTATCAATTTAGGAAATGTAACCCATATTAATAAAACACAATTATCACTAGCTATTTTTTTTACAGGCATACTATAAATATCTTCGTCATTCATAATAGGATACGGTGTAACTAAATCTCCTGAGTATGTTTTATACTGCCAAGGTGGATCTGCATAAATAATATCGTATTTACCTCCGGGCAAACTAATTTTGTCCACAAAACCCCCTGTGAGCTTGTCTTTTAAATAAAAACCCATTTAAATGACCGCTGAGTGCTTGTAAAAATACTTTGCTTATAATTATACCTTGTTTTTTACTCATAATCTCTCGCTAATATCATTTCACAATAATGTATTGCCTTTCTGATATCTTCAGCCTTACCTTTAGCTTGATGACGACAAATATATTTAATTACATTACCTTCTGCAAACAATAATTTATTTTTGTTTATAAATTGTGAAGGTTGTATTTTAAGGTTTTGGTAATGCCTTCCGCCTTTTGCCCACAAGTTGTTTTTCTCTTTCATGTTCTTCCTTTGTTTTTAATGTAAAGCCATCTCTTATTAAACAAAATAGTTTGTCCTCTACTTCAGCTTTTGTTGGTCTTGTTTTAAACTCTAATGTTAAGTTAATTTTATATGTCATATCACTCCTGCATTTTGTAAACCTATAAAGGTATAGATTATTGTATACATAATTAAAAATTCCATGTTGACCTCCTTTTTATCATAATTGGTAATACCTTTCTGTTTGTGGTTGCATAATATGTAAATTCTTTTTCGCTCTTGTTACTCCAACATAAAACACTCTGTGCTCTGTTGATGGATCTCTTTGATATTCTTTGCTTGCCGCATAAGATATATCTGGAATTAATAAGACATTTTCACACTCACCACCTTTCATAGAATGTATAGTACTTAATTTTATTCTTGGTTTCTTAACATTGTCTCCTCTCTTTAATGCATTTAAAACATAGTTTTGAGTTTGCAATCCTATCTTACCTAATACTTGGTGCCATCTATATTCTTTACCCATTTGCAATCCAACACTTTCTTCAAGTGTTTTTAATCCAATAGTTTGATCAACATCAAATTGTCTAAAAGCTTTTGATGTAGGGCCAAAACCTCTTTTAAAACCTTCTCCAACATTCATATAAGAATATAAATTTCTTAAACTTGTTAAGTTTGCTTCTTTACCTTTACATAAATCTTCCCAAGTAAGTATTGCTTCATACATTTTTTTAGGAATACTAGGGTGATCATGTCTACTATAAATCCATCCTTCATCTTTTAGTTGAGCGGCATAACGATCTAATATTCTATTTGTTCTAGCTAGTATAACCCATTCTCCTTCATGTATAGGAGCATCAGATAAATTATAATGATACGTAACAGAACCCTCTTCATTTTTTGGTTCCCATTTTTTTATCGCTCGACCATCTATTCTTGTTACTATTTGTTGAGCTACTTGCCACACTGCTTTAGGAACTCTATAACTTTGAGTTAAAACTCTTTTTTCTTTAGTTGCGTTTAAAAAACAATTAACATCGGCTCCCTGAAAACTCATAATCGCTTGATCATCATCTCCTGTAAAAATTTGTATGTTTGGATTTTGTCTTAATACATCTACCATCTTCCACTGTAATGTAGAAAGATCTTGAGCCTCATCAACAAACAAAGCTTCTATATCTGGACACTCTCCTTTATTTATAAAATTAGAAATCATATCTGTAAAATCTATTTTATCTTTTCTAGTTTTATAATCTTCGTATGTTTCTACAAACCTAAATAATTCGTTATAGTGTAAATCATAATTGCCTTGCTCTTGAAAAACATCTTCTAAAGATATTCTTTTACTTCTTGATAATTGATACATATTTAAATACGCATCACCTTTTTTAAATCCTACCATATCAAAATCATTTTCTGCATCTTTAGACTTAGTAGTAAAATCTAATCCTATTGCCTCTGATATTTTTTTTAAATCAGTTCCTCTTATAACATCATCTATTTTACAACCTAAAGTATGAAAAGCCATTGAGTGTAATGTTTGAAAAAAAGGTAAATCATCTTCTTGCATATCATAGTCTTTACAAACTCTTTCTTTACTTTCAGTTGCGGCTTTCTTTGTAAAAGAAACATTGGCAATCTTAGAAGGATTTATTCCCTTATCAATAAACTCCTTTACTAATTTAGAGTTTGTTTGAGTTTTACCACATCCGGGCGGTCCTAATATTGTTTGTTCAATCAAAACGGTGGCTCCTCATCTTTATCAACTTCTACTTTTGGTAGATCAACTTCTCCTCTTTTAATTTCTGGTATAGACCAAACTCTTACAGTTTGCCATTTGTTTTTATTATCTTTAAATCTATATTGTTTATCTGCTTCAGATCCACCATTTAATTCTTTTAATCTTTCTGTTATTTGACCTCTAGTATAAATATTAAAATTATGTCTCTTTAAAAAATCTTGTAGAGAACTTAATTTAAAATATGTACAGTCTTCATCTGTCCAGGGTTTACCTGTCATTAATTCTTCTGGACTTCTTGCTTGTAATCTTGCAGTACAAAACATTTCTAATAATTCTTGAAACTGTCCTTTTTGCGTTAACTCTTCTGGAACAGATATTCTTGTAGCATTTGCTAATAAAGCATCTACCATTTCTCTCCAATCTGACTCTTTTAATCTTGCAGGCATTTTATACATTTGTTCCATACATGCTCTTTGAAAGTCTACCTGCATTTGTAATTGTTTTGTAGATAACTCTAACCTATGTCCATCTACATCAACAAACCAAACAGGTGGCTCTGATTCAACTACAGTTAATCCTCCGATAGTAGGCATGGA